ACATTGGTACAACCGCTGGTGTAGGTAAGTACGAAAATTACTTAGATAACGGCAGCTCTTATCGCTTTAGGTACTTTAGCCCCGGCCTTACCTTTGGTGATCCAGCACGAATCAAGATGCTGAAGAAAATTAGACCTACTTTGATTGGAGGAAACAACTCAGACATATTCCTCAAGTGGGCTTACGACTTTTCAACATCAGCCAGCAGTAGCACGTTTAGAACCAGTAGTGCTATTCCGGGCTTCTTTGGGCAGTCTGAGTACAACATTGCTGAGTACTCTGAAGAGGGTATTACCTTGAGCAGAAACTCGCTGAACACTACAGGCTACGGCTCAGTAGTTAGCGTAGGTCTTGAAACAGACATCAACGGTTACGCGCTGTCCATACAGGAAATGAATGTATTAGCATTAGTAGGTAAAACGATATGAGTGAATTTTCAGAATTTGTTAAGGGTCTGCTTGGTCCTATAGCTGGAATAGGAACTGTTGCGGGCGGTGGTGCCGCTGTCAAAAGTGCTTACGATAGACTAGAAGACATCGGTACGCAGGCTGTACTAGGCACAACTGTTGGAGGCCAGCAGATACCCGGAGCTATACAGCTTGCTGCGGAAGGTCTTGGTCTATCTCAGTTTAGGCCGTTTACTGTTACGACTTCTACTGGTGGACAGTTTGGTGTTACACCTCAAATAGATCCAGCGTCGGGTGTTGTCACTGGTATTGGCACTCAGATGCAGTTGTCTCCTCAAGAGCAAGCACTACAACAAAGTTTGTTAGGGCAAGCACAAGCAGGTCTTACTGGTGGGGTTGTAGGTGCACCAGCTGCAGAGTCTGCTGGTCTAGCTTTGATGGGTCGTGGGCGTGAACAACTTCAACGAGATCCTTTTGGTATTCTTAATCAACAGTTACTAGCCCAACGAGCAGCAAACTTAGGTGGTATGTTTATGGGGCAAGTTGAAGCTCCTTTGGCTGGCCGCGAAGCTGACATATACAACCGCATCAGGGCTACACAGATGCCTGAAGAAGAGCGTCAGCGTTTAGCTTTGGAAGAGAGGCTGGCTAGTCAAGGACGCTTAGGCGTTCAAACAGCAATGTACGGTGGTACGCCAGAGCAGTTAGCACTGTCACAAGCACAAGAGGAAGCTCAGAACAGGGCGTCTCTTGCAGCTATACAACAAGCTCAAGCAGAGCAAATGCAACAAGGTCAGCTAGGTGCACAGTTTGCAGGATTAGGTAGCAACCTAGCAGCACAGGAAGCAGCACTACGAGACGTACAGCAACAACGTGCTATTCAATCTCTAACTGCTGGTCAAGGTATGTTGGCAGGCGGCTTAGGTCTGCAACAAGCACAACAACAACTTGGTATGGGTGCCTTGTCTGGTGCGTACTTGCCACAAGCACAGCTTCTCAACGTACAACAAGCTGCACAGCTCTACCCGCAGTTGCAACAGCAAGCTCAGTTGTTCGGTACAGGCCAGTACGGTGAGACTATGATGACTGGTCTTGAGGCCCGTTTGATTGCAGAGCAAGCCAGAGCTAACTTGTTGGGCGGTCTTGGTACAGGTTTGTTAGGTGGTATGTTGAGTCCGGTAGGTTCAGAAGACTCTGGATATTCAATACCTTTCTTAGATATTTTTGACGAATATTTTGGTCCTTAAGGAGTTCAATAATCATGGCTAGATTTTCACAAGCATTTTTACAAGGACTCCTCCAGCCTAGCTACCAGCAAGGTTTGTTTGAGGCTGCTCGTGGTGTTGGGCAAACTCCGGGTATTATGGCTATGCAGGAACGCCGTCAAGAGCAGATGCAGCGTATGCAAGGAATGGGTCCTGTTGATTTAGCAAGCATGGCTGAACAGCAGGCCTTGCAAACAGGAGATCCTACTGAAATACTAAAGGCTCGACAAGCAAAGCAACAGGTTGTACAAGGACGTACTCAAGAATCTCTGAATCAGTTAGACCTCGAAAGGCAACGCGCAGTTCAAGAAGGAAATATTGCTAAGGCTAATCAAATTGAGTCTGTTATGGAGCGTGTTGCTACAAGTGCTGGATTAGATGCCAGCAAAATAACAGGTAGAACTGAAGCTGAAAACAACGCTATACTCGAAAAAAGAGAGCAAGGTTTTTCTGATGCTTATTATAAAGTAAAACCTGAGAACAGAGAGAAGTTTGTTAAAGCAGCAACAGAAGCAGGCTTTGGTTCTCTTATGGATGAGCTAGAGTTAGATAGACAGAAGAAAGAAGATTATCAACTTGAGCGACAAGAGAAAGCAGATATGGCGCGTGCTCCTTTGCCTACAAGCACACTGCAAGAACGAGTAGATGTTATATCTGATGAAGGTCTTAGAGAAGACTATAATCAGCGACTAGAAGATATTAAGGCTATGGAGCCTAACTTTGATAAAGGGGAAACGTGGAATCCGGGAGAAAAAAAGAACGCTGAAAGACTCTTAGATTCTTTGAGTGACGATGTTTCTGGCTTTAAACAAAGAGAAGTTTTAGAGCGACGGTCTGCAAAACGAAACATCGAAAGTGCAATAACACAACTACAAAAAGAACTCACTAGGATTTCTCCAACAGGTAATCAAGTTGATGAGCAAATGCCACAAGCAAGAAAAAATGTTGGTGGTGTGTTTGTTAAAAATGAAGTAATAGAAGCAGAAGCTGTTCGATTAGCTTCTCTGAAAATAGAGCAAGGAATCCGTAATCAAATTGCAGACTATCAAGCACAGCTAGAATCTTTTAACAGCGAAACAGCAGTAACACCTAGCGAAGATACTGAAGACGACGACGTAATTGACCTTTAATAACTGAGCTTTTATTCATGGCAAAAGTAATTAAAAAAATTAGACTTCCTGATGGAACTATACAGAAGATCAGGGTTGATGAGTCTTTAAGCGCTGAGGAAGTTAGGCAAAAAGCTAGGGCTTACTTTGGTATTAAAGAAAGAGCACCTGATGTTCCACCAGAAGAAGACGTTATAACTCAACGTGAAGCTCTAGAAAGAGAAATGCAAGTAGCAGAGCAAGAACGTCAGGTTGCTCAACGTCGCTTTGAAGGTTCACAAGACACTCCTCTAGAAAACTTACTAGAAGGTGTTCAAGAGATGTCTGCTGCTGGTGTAGGTGCTGTTGCTGATGTAGCTACGTTTGTTGCTTCTCCTGTTACTGAGCTTATTGAGAGAACCACAGGAGTTGACGTACCTACTGGAAGAGAGGCGCTTCGTAAGATTGATCCTAGACTTGACCCAGATCAAACGTTCATGGAAGAACGTGAAGTAGCTGGTGTAGTTAGAGGAATAGGAGAAACAGTGCCTTTAGGTGCTGGGTTCATTCCTGTAACTAGAGATCCATCTAAGTTGTCTTCTGCTGTTCAAGATATTCTTGGTCTTGGTATGACAGAAACAGCGGTTGCTACTAACGTAGCTACTGCAGCAAAACGAGGGTTTGATTTAGAGACAGAAGAAGGCATCAAAGAGTTTGCTGATGATGCGGCTCTTCGTTATGACGTAGAAGTTTCTCGTCCTAAGTTTCAAGAGTACGAAGAATATAAGAACAAGGTTCTTCCTGAATACGAAACCAAGATGAAAAAACTTGGGGAAGAGTGGGACAAGATTACTGCTCGTATAGATAAAGCAGAAGACAGACTACGTTCTGCTATAGAATCTGGAAGCGAGGGACGCATTACTAAAGCACAAGCAGCTTTAGAAAAGGAGGTGGTTAACCTTAACACTCTTGAGATGGCTCTTGAAGACGCGCCTGTTGCTCCTGCTGTTGGAGGAAGTACAGCAGAGCGTCGTGCGTTTATTAAACAAGAACTCAGAAGTGCTGGTGTTTCTGAAGAGACAATCAAACAGGTTGTTCTTCCACAGAGATACCGAAAGACTGCTCTGTTTGAAGACTTAATGCAGTACGACCTTGATTCTATGCGTGGAGTATACGACATAGACTTAAGAGCCGCTACAGATTTAAGTAAGAAGCGTTCTATAAAAGCATCTTTTGCTCGCGGTTGGCGTCCAGTATCTTCTCTAGTTTCCCATGTAGCAGGAGATAGAGCAGGTAAACTGTTTGAAACTTCTTTTGAAACTGCAGCAAGAAAGTCTGAACTTTTCTTAGCGAGGTACCTAGATAAAAAGACACAGAACGACTTCTCAGAATTAACAGAGTGGGCAGAGCAAAGAGACATAAAGGCTCAGTTCTTGGACTTAAGAACAGCAGAATCTCCAGAACAAGCACAAGCGATGCTAAAGGAGTTGTTTAGTTCTGCTTCTAGTAGTTTAACTAAAGAAGCTAACGCCCTGTTTAAACAGTTAATAGCGGATAGCAGAAAGCACCAATCTGTTGCCTCTAAGATTTACCGTGAGGACGTACTGAAAGATGAACTTTTTTGGGCCAGTGGAACTAAGAAGGCAGAGCAAGAGTTTGACTTTGCTCCTGAAAGAAAAGCAGGCGCTACTACAATAGAAGGCGCACAAAAGAGAACTCGTGGTCTGGCTTCAGAAATGAGCCCAGAACAGCTAGATGAATATGCTAATCCTATCATTGAGCAAGTCAACAGGATAGCTAGCGAGCAGACACTTCTTGAGTTATCTAATTCTTTTAGAGTAAGACCTGCTTTGTCTATCGGTGATGACTCTCGTGTGTTCTTTAATCAATTAGCGAAAACAATATCAAAGCAAGCAGGGTCTGAAAAAGTAGGTGATTTAGTATCAGACCTTGCCCACAGTACTTTTGTAGGTTCTCGAAGTGCACCTGCTGCTTGGCTTCAACAGCTTATGCGTTACGGATACGGAGGAACGCTTGGTCAGTTTGATTCTGCTTTCTTGAACTTACACGACGCCGCTGTTGCTATGGTTAAGAACGGAGTTAAGCCTACTCTAAAAGCAATGATGGACAGAGAAGGCATGGACATACGAGAGTTTGGTATCGGTAACAACTCTAAGAACATTGGCGAGTTCCAAGCTGGCTTTGACGCCACTATGGAATCTTCTTTGTTTGATGATTTCTCATCTTGGTACCAAGACATTGCTTTTAAAGCATCAGGTTTTCAGGCGGCAGATAGAATTGGTAAAGGAATAATTATTCGTTCTTCTCTGAATAAGTTTAGAGAGTTAGCTAAACAAGGTAATAAATACTTTGACGAACTAGAGGTGTACGCTAATCCTGCAGAACTTACAAAGATTAGGAAGAGTCTTGTTTCTGGTAAGTCTCTGGATGAAATGCCTGAAGATGTAGCAGAGATAGTTCTGCGTATGTCTTTCTCTAGGCTTGGTGAACAACAGCTTATATCAGCAGCAGGTAGACCTCTAAGCTATCTTAGAACTCCTTGGTTGAGACCAGCGTACGCACTTACTGGCTTTGCCATTAAGCAGTCAGAAATTATGCGGCAAGGATTGATTCAAAACATCAAGAAAGGAAAGTGGAAAGACGCAGGAAACTTTGCTGCTAGGTACATGATGTTTGCTGGTTTAGGTTATGGCATCATTAACCAGATGCGAGGAATCCCTCAAGCAATGCTTGGTGACGAAAATAGAATACCAACAGCAGAAGGAGTAATACTAGATACTCTGTCACAGCCTGTTCAGGTAGCTACTTTTGGTAAATTAGGAACACCGTACGCAAACAGAGAGTTTAGTAAAGACCCTCTAAATTACATGGTAAGTTCTTTTATCCCACCTTTTGGTTTAATTGGCAACTTGCTAAAAGACGCAGCAGACTTAGTTGCAGGAAGACCTACTAACTATGAGACACTCAGGAGCATTCCGGGTGGAGATGAATTAAGAGCGGCGCTTAAGGAAGACTAATGAACGACGATAAACACACAGTATCTTATACATCTATCGACTATCACAGTATGTGTCAGCGTTCTAAAGAGCGCATCAAGAAGATGCAGGCTGAAGGAATACCTACGTCCCATGACCCAAAGGACAAGCCAGAGGACGCAGGCAAAAGGGATGGTTACTCTATCCTGTTTATGTCATAACTCACAGTTGTTACCTGTGCAGGCCAGTTGCTGTGACCCTTCAGTCATATCGCTGGCCTCTTCTATATCCCACGATATTTCTTTCGGAAAGTCCTTAGCTAACTGGTTGTAAGTTTTCTTATCAACAGGTTCATATGGTGCTTGTTGGTATGTGTGATCTGAGTAAGGCAAGAAGCTGATACCTGACACCTTATCAAACTTGTTGTACAACCACTGTCCTACCTCAAGGAACTCATCATCACGGTAGTAGCAAGTCATTGATGGCTTATGCTCACACCAGTAGTCCTGATATATTTCCCATAGTTCTAACTGCTCCATAGCACCCATGTCTGAGGCTGTCACAGCGCCTTCAGGAGACGCAATAGGAAAGGAGAATACCTTAGTACTAGGGGACATTAGGTCATCCTCCACAGGCACACCAGCGGCCTCTAACACGCTGCATAGTGGATCACGAGCATCTGCGCGTACTCGTCGAATGTACTGCGAGCTATAACGAGGATGGATACCACTAGCGCTATCGACCAGCTGACTAACAGTACCGCTAGGCTTAATCGCAGTAATAGCGACAGAAGGGTTAATGCCAAGTTTCTTAGCCCAGTGCTCGTTAGCGACGATAGCTTCATTACGCATCTCCGTTAGCCACTTCTTAAGTTTGGCTTTGTCTTCTCGTCCTGATAGTACAGGATGATCCATGATACCAGTAAGACTAACACCTAGTAGTGCTTCTTCCTCTGTGTTTACTCGCCAGACGTTTCTGAGATATCGGAAGTCTGTGAGGGTAGCCTGTAAAGTTCCAAGGATAGACGCAATGCGTACTTTTCGTTTGAGGTTAGCGAGCGTATCGGATGGCCTGATAACAACTTCAGATAGGTTGCAGAACTGGTAGGGTCTGAGGATGATTTCACTACATGGATTAGTTCCAAAATCATAGGTAGCATCTCGTCGCTCGTTTCTTGCAGCTTGCTTTTGACTTGCCACTCGACTAAAGACACCTCGTTCACCAGATCGTGATTCATACAGACTAGTCCACTCATTCAGGAATGCTTCAAAGTCTGGCTTCTCTGTGTAACAAGCAGAGTTATTAGCCAGCCCACGTTGTGGTTCATCAACCCACCACTGTCCGTGCTTACACCGTCGGATGCGGTCATCTGTGAGGTTACTGAGGCTGATGAGGGCGCTTCGCCTGACTCCTCCGACAACGACGATTTGAGCAATCTTACAGCAAAGATCGTGGCATTCAATGGACGTAAGGCGTCGTCCAGCTG